GTTGAACACCGACCGGATGGGTGTGCCCTTACCAGCCGAATACGCAGGCAGTGGCACACGGAACATGTTAGCCTGTCCACCCATACCACTTGCACGCTTGAAGTGCATGAACGAGTCCATGTAGTAGCGTTCAAGCACACCCTGCATCTTGTTAGTCTGCACATCACCAACGGTTGCACGCATGAACCTGTTCACCAGGTTGGGGCTGTCCTTACGCAGCATCTGCCCGACCAAGCCTGCACCTGCCTCGATGCGTCCCTTACCATACGCATACACTGCGCCAGGGATATTGGTGGGATCGAACCATCGATACGATCCCTTGCCACCAGTCAGCTTCTGCATTGCCAAGTCACCGAGGCCAATGACACTGCCCTTCGGCTTGTTGACGTTCATCGACAACGCAGTCCACAACGCAGGACGGAATGGGAAGATGCGACCAGTGGCTATCGACGCAACACCTGTTGTGGTGTGTGCAAACATCCTGCTTATCGCAGCCAACCCACCCAGTGTGGCACGCTGACGTGTCGTGTTCTGTCCCGTGTACGTCTCATACAGCAGTGGGTCGTGCACATGGATGGCCTTGATGCCGTTGTCACGGATATACACGATAGGCTCACGTGACGTATGCACATCCTCAGGCAGGATGCCGTACTGCGGCTGGTTGGGCGTCATCTTGCGTGTCTGATAGCGAGGCACATCAGGTGACGACGCCATCAGTGACTCGACGTGGTTGTACAGGTCCTTGTTGAATTGGTTGACACGGAACTCACGGAACGCCTGCTCCACATGCTGTGCCTGTGAGTGGTATGGCGTGGTGAATGCCTTGTCGATGCCAGTGTATGGCTGCATCTGCCGTGCACGGAACGTCCCGAGTATGCGACCACGCGGGTCCACATCGAACACGACTTCGGGACGGCGCTTCAGCATGTCGTTCACCTCACCCTGTGTGAAGTGCCCATACTGCAAGCCCATCTGTGGTATCTCACGGTTGATCGTGTCGTACTTCTCAATCAACCGCATCAGTTGTGGATCACTAGTGGCACGCTGCTCAATCGTGGTCAGGTCTGCCATCGTCTTGTCTTTGAAGTCCAGTGGCAGCGGGTTGCCGTAGTCGATCTGGTTGTTGATGCGGTTGCGCTTCTCGTTACGTGCAATCAGTGCCTCACGTAGCGTGAACTCCTTATCATTGGGCAGCGCGGCAACCTCTCGGTAGAACGGCGCAGGTGCATGCGTCATCTGGAAGTTGATGTGGTCGTCGAAGCCTGTCTCCATGAACTCACGTGCCGTAGCCTGATGCATGGCATCGTTGCGCACTACACCGTAGCGCCTACTCAGTAGGTCCACACTGCTTGGTGTCTGTGCAGTGATGCTCATGAACTCACGTGCCTTAGCCGTGTGATCCAGGAGCGTGTCCTGCACTGCTGTCACCGCAGTGCGCAGTGGGTTAGCAGTGGGACGTGGCGGTTCAGGCAAGCCCTCATGCGGATCAACCGACAACGAGCGGCCTTGTGCAATCAACTCGTTGTTGAACTTCTGTGCACGTGCCACGAACTCAGGGTCCTGCAACCTGCGCAGTCGTGCAGCAGCCGTTGTCTCAGCACCCAGTCCGTGGAACACACGTGCTGCACCAAGTCCTCCAATGCCAAGCAGTCCGACAACCAGTGCATCCGTAGGTGTCATCGGATGGTAACCGCCGCCCTCTTGGAACGTCGGTGCAACCTGTGTGCCCAACACTTCATCGAGTGTCGGCACACCACCACTCGGTGTAGCAGGTGTGGTACCGAGTATCTGGTCGAGCGTCTGGACCTTGGATGTATCAACACGTGTTGAGGGTGTTTGCGTAGTGGAGCCTAGGATTTCGTCGAGTGTCTTGACTTGTGCAGGGGCTTGCGTTGGTGCAGGTGCAGCAGTGGTAGTAGGCGTAGCCGGTGTAGCGTTCAGAGCGCTCGCCTCCGGCGGCGCGGTCTGTGCAGTGTCCTCTGTAGCCAGTGCATCACGTGCCTGCTGCACAGTCAGGCCACTGTCCTTAATAAGCTGCTCTGCCTTGTGTGCTTCATACGCACCACCGGCTGTACCGAGTGCACCAGCAGTCAACACGTTCTGCGCTGCGTGCTCGGTGGTAGGCAGCAACCACTTAGCGACTGCACCAGCCGCACCGGGTAGGCTCGTCACGATCTTGCCGGGTGCAGCAGGTAGCATACTGCCTACGGTGTGCATGATGCTCGACCGGATCACGTCACTGGGACTGGTGATGTCTACCGGATCAGCACCAAGCTGCTTGTCTACCTCATCCTCAGTCTGTGCTACGTGCCGAGCAGCAGCCTGTGTCCACTGCCACGGTTCAGGTAGGCGCGTCTCCTTATACCCTGCGTTCTCCAATCCCTTGTTGACCAACGTGCGTATTGCATCGTAGCCAGTACCAGCCATACTGCTCAGGTTCTCAACCAGCCCAGTGAATGGCACGTAGTTGGCTATGTTGGGCAGATACGGCATGCCCTGTGTCAGTCGTGGATCAGGTCCAACGTTGGTGACGAATCCACTACCCAACCGCAGTGCATCATTGCGTAGGTCACGGCCTGTCTTCTGTGCGAGTGCTATCGCATCGTCAGGCGCCAGGAAGTTGTATGGGCTGTCACTCATGGCTTGAACGTGAGCAGCACTTCATTCTTGGCACCATGCAGGTTGACTGTGCCATCTGCGTTCTGTGACAACTTCGGCTTACCACCGTTTGCTTTAGCAGCCGCAGCCGCACTCGCCACAGCACCTGCATCAAGGTTCCCTACCTTACCGCTATTCAGCGCAGCCGCGAGCTTGTCCTGTACTGGTGCTGCACCACGTGTGCTGCTCTGCACTGGTGTGGCTGGTGCACTACTCGTACCACCAGACTTCGGCTGCAACGGCGTGACACCGGGTGTGGATGGTGGCTTGAGTGCAGGTGTCACACCAAATCGCTTCTGTAAGTCAGCCGCTATCTGGTCAGCAGTGTTGATCCCTGTCTTGCCACCGTAGGTTACGTTGGCCACACCAACGCCGGGGATGTCCTTCTGTATGCTGACCCCAGGCTGCTTCTCACCACCAGCACGTGCATTCGATCCAGCCTCGTGCAGTGCAGCTACACGCAACTGCAATGGTGTGCCCTGCTTCACAGGCAGGTTGGTCATCTGTCCGTAGCTACCAGCAGGTATGTCCAGGCCAGCATTCACTGCTTCCTGTGCACCACCAGCCACATCCTTGAATATCTTGGCGTTGGCACCACGATCAGCCATGTCCACGATGGTATCGACTGCATCCCCTTGAGCACCACCATACAAGTAGCGCAAAGCTGGCGATGTAGCCATGAGCCGTGCACCACCCGGCTTGTCAAGCAGACCAGCTACGTTCTTGGCTGCATTGTCAGCCATCTGCTCCTGCAACTGCTGCTGTGCAAACGCATGCTGCTGCGCCAACTCCTGTCCATACTGCATACCCTGGTTCTCACGCTGTATGCGTGCGTTGGCGAACATGGGGTACGCGAGGTCAGGTGTGTCCTTGGCAATAGCCTGTGCCAGTGCAAGCTCAACCGACGACGGATCAGTGGCCTGTGGGTTGTATGAGCCGAATGATGCAGCAGCCATGTCAACCTCACCCGAAGTACTTGTTGTAGAAGTCCAGTTGAGGATTGGTGAAGCTCGTCAGCCCACCACCTGTGGCACCTGAGTAGTCTGTCTTGGTCGTACCACTGCCGAACAGCGTCTCCAAGCCAGTCATGAACTTGCCCTTCGGATCAGTCAGGTTACCGATCGTACTGCCAAGCTCACCGATCTTGTTCAGTCCGAAGTTCGGGTTGGGCACGTTGCTGATCGCTGCGTTCGTGGCCGTCTGCTCACCACCAAGTGCACGGTTGACGTTCTCACCACCATACACAGGCGCAATCGCTGCCGTGCGTGACTGCTGTGCCTCCAACTGTGTCAGTATGTCACCACGGTTACTCGCTTGGAACGGCGCAGCCTGGAACTGCGGACTGGCCAGACCAGACGCAGTTGCAGCAGTGCTACCGAGTGTGCCAATCCGTGACCGGTTGATCTCGTCAGCCGCACCCATGCCCTTCAACCGCGCATCCACCAACGAGCTACGCAGATCATTCGCTGACTTACTGCCGATGGACGCAATCACTGGTGCAGCCGCAGTACCTGTGCGTGAGAACTGCCGCAGTGTGTCAGCCAGCACGTTGCGGTATGCATCAGAGTTGGCATTCGCTGCCTGCGTAGTCAGTGCACCAGTGATCTCGTTGGCATTCACTGGCTGGTAGATGTTGAAGTCCCTAATGGCCCTATCAGCTCCAGGCTCAGCAAGCGTTGCACGTTGTGACGCACGTGCATTGGCGAACCGCTGCTGTCCTGCATCAGTGGTGTTGCGTGCAATCGTGTTGAGCAGTGCACTCAGGTCAGCAGTCTGTGGCAGTTGACCTTCAGTGCTGATCCACGTGTTCGTCGCTGGGTCATACTGTAGTGACGAGCCGAAGCTGTCCTGGTAACCAGCCGTGGACCTGCGTGTCGCTAGTGCATTGAGTGCTTGCTGATACCGCGTGTTCTGTTCAGCATCCTGCAACTGCCGCATGGCGAGTGCGCTCTGCTGAGGCTGCCTGTTCTGTGCACCAGCAGCCGACGCGACTGCCGCACCACCTGCAAGCAGTGAGCCAATAGCGGCAATAGCTGAGATCGCCATGTCACAGTGCCTTCATGTAGACGGTTTCAGTCGCCGTGTAGCCCAGCTTCGGGAACAGCGGTGGCACGTCGTACACACTCCGCTGTGCATGCACGATGCGCTTCACACCACGTCGTCGCAACTCCACCTCACCTGACTTGATCAGTGCACGACCTACGCCCTTACCACGATGCATGGGCCGCACAGCCAGGATGTCGCAGTGACCGAACCGTGTCGTCTTGTGGTGCAAGTGCATGAACAGCATGTACTGCACGAACCCAAGCACCTGCCGCTGCTGTCGTGCTACCAGACACACAAACGCGTTGGCTGCCTCCAACCGCTGCAACGCCCACCAGTCCATCGCCAATGGAGGCACACCCTTGTGCGCATCAGTGGACTTCCAGTAGTCATACAGCACACTGTCCAGTTCACCGATCACATCGACCAGCGCCTCAGGCTGTATCTCTAGACCAGCCAACATCAGAACGCTCCGGTGTTACCCAAGCCCCTCGGTCGCTTAGCCAACTCATCAATGATCCCAGGTGCAGCACCAGCCTTTGGCACACCGCCACTTGCATCCAGTGGTGACGTGTTCACTGCACCCTGTACTGCACCGCCTGCATTCAGCAGGTCACTCAGGCTAGCGAACTGCGTAGAACCAACCGCGTTCCGCAGTGCACCACCGAAGTTGCCCACGTCAGACGCAATCATGCTCTGCGCACCACTCGTGTATGCGCCTGGATCGAACTGGCTGTTCAGGGTTGTAGCATTCGCTGCACCACGTGCCGAGTTAATATAGTCATTCAGCGACCCACGCTCCTCATTGAGGATGTTCTCACCAAGCGACTGCACCGTCGAGCGAGCACCTGTCTGCTTCTGGCCAAGCGTGTTCAGTGCTGCACTGTAGCCCGTGTCGTTCAGGATGCCACGCTTCTGTGCATTGGTAAGCTGTGCGTTCAGCGGATCGAATTGCTCACTCACGATCTGGTCGATGTATGGCGACGCGATGCTGCTCGGCAGGTTGGACTGTGCATACGTGGGCGTGAAGATGCTGTTGAGCCTGTTCAGTGCACTCGTGCGTGCACCACCTGTCAGGTCATTGATGATGGTGTTGCCGAGGTCAGGCGAGAACGCAGCACTCGGGTTGGGGTCCAAGTCCTGGATGCTACTCTGTATACCAGCCAACCGAGGCTTGATGTCCGACTCCATATACTGATTAGGATCAAGCCCAGCCAACTGGAACTGACGAATGGTGTTCTGCAATGCGGTGTTGTACGCATTCGTCCTGTTGGTCTGGAACTGCGACTCGTTGGTTGCAGCCTGCGTCTGCCTATCAGCAGCAGCCTGCTCACTCGCTGTCTTCTCACCAGCCTCACGCTGTGCAATGAACTCGTTCAACTGCTCCGAGCCTGACTTACCAGTACCGAAGAAGCCACCACCAGGTATCGGTGGACCAGGATCAGTGAACGTTCGTCCAGTCACCGGATCGACATACGAGCGTGGTTCCAACTGCTGTTGTCCACCACCGCCACCACCCTTGCCGCCACGTGGTATGGCTGCGAAGGAGCGATCTACCTGACCACCTTCATTGAACATCACACATCCCTCGCATGCTTGTAGATCACACCATACCGAGTGAACCCCATCCTACGATACAGTGCATCTACGCCAATGGTGTTGATCGACGCTATGTCTCCGCTCTGCACCAGCAACGCACCATGCAGGTAGCACCAGTCCACGAACGACATCATCAGTGCCGCAGCGATCTTGCCCCTACTCGGTGTGTGCTCTCTCACATACCAGCAGTCCTCGATACCCATCAGCTTCGGTGCAAAGAAGAACAAGTCGAGGTGCCCCGCCACGAACCCGACATACGCACCGCTGTCATCCACTGCCGTAGCCAGATAGTATCGCTCATTCGTCAACACGTGTTGAGTACTTCTCAGCGTGTAGTCCCAGTCGAACTCAGGTCCCGTCTGTCCAAACGTGCCGAGTGCGACAAGCTCCTTGCCGAGTGCAACCACATGGGCGATGTTGTTGGCGTCAACTCGTTCGAGATGGAACGGCATCGCTCATCGCCTGCTGGACGCACTGACCAACGATCTTCTCAATCAGTGGCGCAACCACCTCATACGGATGCTTACGCAGCACACCCAACACGACCTGCCACTCATGGTTCTGCATGATCACAGCAGTAGTCGCGTTGCCATCAATTGCATGTTCAGGCACGTGTTCCCTCCAACGCTTCAATGCGTGCAACCAATTCCTTCATGCCATTCACCAGTGCAGCCACAATCGGTGTAGTCGCTACTGCCAACGATGGTGGATCACTGTCCTCGCGTGCGGCTCCTGGCAACAACGCCATCGTCGTCTCAGTGACAGCCTCAGGCAACACATCAGCAAGCTGTTGTGCAGAGAAGCCCAACTCTACCTTCGCCTCAGGCATGCCAACACGTATGAACTTGATTGGCTTGATGGCACACACTGCGTCGAGGCCCTCGTTCGCAGGCTTCACATCACGCTTGGACCGCTCATCCGACAAGTCCTGATACGCACCATGTCCACCAACCCATGCACGTTCGTTGTAGCACTGACCTGCACCGTGTATGATCCACTCGTAGCCTGATGGCGTATTCCATATGAGTGTGCCATTGGATGAGTTCCACTCCCAGTACCAGCTTGGACTCATCTGCAACAGGCGACCGGCGCCTCCGTTGCCCATAACCATCTGGTTACCGCTTGCAAAGACATTCTGTGACGCTACCACGTTGACACCAGCAAACACACTACCGCCTGCGGTGATTGCTGCCAGTGCGGCCATGTTACCATCATTCGACAGTTCCATGTTGACTGTGCCACCCTCTACCCACCGCCAGTGACCATCGTTACCACGCTGCATGTAGTAGTTAGGTGCAATCTGGAACAACCCACCTGATGCGTACACACCCTGGCACGACATGTTGCCTGCGAAAACTCCGTTACCTCCCGTGTCCACCGTCATCCGTGGGCCACTTGGCGAACTGAGCGTGTAAATTCCGTTCGATCGGTTCCACACAAGTGCGTAGCCGTTCTCGAAGTTCAGGTACAGGTTGCTGCCGTCACCTGCGAGGTAGAAGTTGTTTGCAACGTTGCGTGCCAAGAAGATGTTAGCGTTGGCGTAGAGATTGCCTACTGCTGAAATGTCGCCACTAGAGTTGATGGTTGCAAGCGCCACGTTGTCACTGCCACGAACATACTGCAAATGGCCAGCGGCTCTGTTGTATTGCCACCGCCAGTTGCCACTATCGAACACGAGGTTCGTGTAGTTGGAGTCCGAGGTGAATGCAGCACCCGAGTTAACCAGCGTGTACCCAGGACTGCCTGCTGCATACATACCAGCGCCAGCACTCACGTTCCCATTCGACGTGATCGACCCAGTGAACGTGCCACCAGCAGTCGGCATGAACAAGTCAACGTACTGCTTCGGTGCAGCATCCAGTGCACCACTCGGGTTGCCTGCCAACGTGATCGCCCCCGTCATCGTGCCACCCGTGGTCGGCAGGTAGCCAACACCACCCACACGCGCATCCACATACTGGCGTGTTGCCGCAGCCAACACATTCACTGGGTCGCCAAACAACACCAACTCACCAGTCATGGTGCCACCAGTGATTGGCAGTGCACCGTTCACCACTGCCTCAGCAGCAGCAGCATCAGCCGCACTCTCAGCAGCCTCACCAGCAGACACCTGTGCTGCACCTGCACTGTCTGCCGCAGCCTGTGCATACTCCTGTGCAGTGGACACACTCTCTATCCAGTAGCCAGGATTGGCTAGCCTGTCCTCAGCAAACGTGGTCGGCACCGCAGCACTGGTATGTGCGATGTTGCACGTCCATATGCTGCCGTCTGCGAAGTCCACTGCTGACTGACCATTGGCATACGGTGTGGCGTTCTTCCACACACCAGTCAGGTTGGCGACACCGAAGAACTTGGCAACCGTCGCATCCAGTGTGTACCAGTTGTCGTTGACATCCTCATCCCACGGGTCCTGGTCGAACGCAGGCACATGCAGTCGCAGGTTGGTGGTGAACGAAACCATGCCTATCTCCTGATGCTGCCTGGGATGTAGCCCAGCGATATACTGACGAACCGCAGCGGGTTGCGTGTCGAGCCGCTGAACCGCAGCTTCAGTATCTTGAACTTCGCCACGAACGCATACAGCCGTTCATCCGACGACCGCCGTCCACCACCATACGGTCCATCACCATACGGCGTGTCACCATACCCACCTGCACTGCCACCTGTGAACTGCATGCTCAGCAGTGGACTGTCTACGCTGTGGTAGTTGTGGATGTTGTCCACGTACGCACGCACCGTGAACTTGGCTGTGCCTGTCGTGTCGAGTGCCAGATAGCGTATCTGCTTGATGTTCATGCGGTGCTTCATGTCCGCCCACGGCAACTCCCAGTCGAACGCGATGGGTTCGCCTTCACCATCCTCTACATCAGGATCACCCAACCTGTCAGCATGTGTTGACTGGTTGTCGAAGTCGTACGAGTACAGCCTGTCACCACGACTGAAGATGATGTTCTGCAAGCTCGTTCGACACGCCGACTGCCACTTCCAACCACGCAGTCGTGCCCACGCCTGCACCTTCAGTGTCGGTATGTTGGTGTAGCTGTAGCACACCGTCTCAGTGATCGTCACACCATCTTCTGCGAACACCGGCACGAACAGCATGTAGCGGAAGTTGCGGAGGTCGTAGATGGCGAACATATACCTCTGTATCTGCGCCTCACTCAACGGCTGTATGCTGGCAGTGGTCAGTGGATCAATCAGGTGACTGGCCCGCACCGGACGTAGCGTGTTGAACACGTTCACACGGTTGATGCTGTTGACACCGATGTTGTCGTTGAAGAACGTGTCATCGCCCACCGACACCAGTGACCTGTGACACAGACAACCGAACTCCTGAATGAAGCCGTCATCACTTGGCGTGTGCACACCAGGGTCACCTGTGTAGATGCCAAGGTTGAGCGGTATCACTCCGCGTTCGAACGTGACCAGCAGCTTGTCTCGATAAGCCACAAGGCCAGTGATAGTGCTACTGCCGAGTGACACGCGAGGACCGAGGTCAACGTTAACACCGTCATTCGGTGCTGCATCTCCAAAGAACGTGCCGCTAGTTCCACGAGCGGAGATGAAGATCGTGCTCGGGTCCGACGCCACTCCTGCAATGATGAGATATTGTCCAAACGTCACCACATACTTGCCAATGGGCGTGTTGATGTTCGAGCCAGACGCCTCATCGACAAGATACTGTGCCTCCATGTAGTTAGGATCAGTGGTCCTGCCCTTGACAATGATGGGCTTGTCCTTGCCGTTGACACCAATCAGGTCACTGCCGAAGATGGCAAACGACGCATAGTCAGTAGGGTTGGTCCACGGACGTGTGCCTGCTGGTGCAGCGATCAACGACATGTTCACACCGTTACCGGCACCGTCCACCTTGGTCCATGCACCACTCACTTGCACAGCGATGACGTAGCCATTGAAGTACGTGTGGTTGATGACATCCACCGACACGTCCCACAGGTCACTGCTGAACAGACGCGTGCCAGGACGCAACGCCAACGAACCATCCGTCTGCCGCTCCATGTTGTCGAGGATACGTGCGAACTTCGGTGACATGTTGAGGTCAGTGTCAGACACGTTCAGGCCACCCTCGAACGACCTGACAGTCGTGGTCTGCAAGTTGCTCTGCGGCTGCTGACCGCGTGGGTTGAGGCCGTTCTGTGTGCGTTGCAGGTACATCTCTACACCAAGATCATTGCACGTGCCTGCGTCTGCACGACTGGGGGTGTGACGGTAGCAACCGGTGCCCACATCTCAAGCGCCAACTGCGTAGCGATCATCAGTGGGTTCACCGTTTGTGTGTTGCCCCACATCTCAACAGCAAGCTGCGTCGCCTGCATGTCAGGTGTGCCGCTGCCCCACTGCTCCAGCGCGGCTTGTGTCAGTACATCGTTGGTGACTACCGCTGTGCCTGTCGGGATATTGACGAAACCACTCGGCACCGTGCCGCTGTAACCGGTCGCACCGAAATTTGCGGTGATGGCTGCACCTGAACCACTACCGGCAAACGCATAGAGATCGTAACCCGGACCACAGAACCCACGCAGACTAAGCCCACCAACACCCGTTGCCGGATTGTTGCTGGCGTTACCGTTCCAGTTTCCGGCTGCTGTGCGTCTGAACCAGACCTGACTACTGTCTACATCAAGCGCGATGCAACACACATCGCCTGCGGTGAACGCACCCAGCAAGTTGCCCTGGCTGACGCCGTTCAGCGTCACAATACCGCCTTGCGACGCTACGACACCAAGCAGTGCGCTCGATGCCATTCCAGCGAATGTCGCCGTGCCGAGACACACGCCAGTAGCAGCGTTCGTCAGCGTGGTAAACGCACATTCCCAGTAGTATTTACCAGTTGTCAGCACACGATCCAGGCTACGCACGCCAGGGTTGGAACCCGTCATGGTCGCGACAAGATTGCCACCGCTCAGTGTGCAGTTAGCAAGATCGGAGGGGTTCCACGTTGTTGGCATCAGGCGGTCACCACCGGCCCGATGTTTACGTTGCTGACTGCAACCGGCGTCCATGTGCTGCCGGTCGCAGGGTCCGTCGCGTCAGTGCGCCACAGCCACTGCCATGATGTGCTCAGTGCGATGCTGGTGCTCTGCACTGTCGTGCTACCTGATTTCATCTGCACCGCACCGTTGCGTGTGCCTGCGTCCGATTTCTGCACGAAGCCGCGCGTGGTCACCGCCACGACGGATGCGGGCGTCGCAGCAAGTGCGGCGATGCCATAGAGGTCGCTCTGCCCTGCGGTAGCGGAGAACACATAGTCCGTCGCGCCGTTCTGCTGCGGCTCGTCCACGGCTGAGAAGTTTGTGGCACCGGTGTTGCGGCTGAACTGCGCCTGCACATCGCTCGCGGGCATGCGTGTATACGCGCGGATGTCGCCCACGAACGGCACGCTGGCGGCGTCGCTGCGCCAGAGCAGGTCGTCTATAACCTGCTGGTTGGCACCGATACTGATTTGGGTCGGACCAGAGCTAAACTGAAGCTTGTTGGCGTAGGTATTGGCACCGGGGCGCGTGTTCAACGTCGCGCCGCTGTCGTAATCGTCGGACGCGTTGCCGTTCTTCCGCGCACGGAACCGACCCACAGTGTTTGAGATGATCACCTCGAACTCAAATGCCGCCCATGTGTTCTGCGCTGTCACCGCGCCGGTATAGGTGGCCAGAACTGCCCCAGCAGGAGTGCCAGAGGTCAATAAGACAGCGCCATCACTACGGAACACGATGCTGCACTGCGCCGTTGTGCCGTCGAGCAGTTGCAGGTTGCATCCCAGATTTGTGCCGGTGAGTGCGACATTCTGACGGAACGCCATCACGAGATGATGCACAGCGTCGTTTGCCCCGCTCGATTTTGTAAGGGCAATGATGCTGTTGTTGGCGCCTGTGCTCCACGCCTGACCACCGGCAAACCGCCCAGCAACAAGGGTGGAGTTCGTCGTTGTGCCACTGTCCCAGTAGCCCACCACCGCGTCAGCGATTGCGGCGTAGAGATCGAACCCGTCACCAAACGTGTATGCCATCGTGTCTACACTCGCGTGGTGAGGATGGTGATGCCACAATCACTCAGCGTCGCATCCTGACTGCTCGGTGCAACCAACTGCAACACGTCGCCAACACTCAGTGTACCACCTGCACCAGCCAACGTGACCGACGTGTTACTGACGTTCGTGATGGTGACTGTCCCCAACGCAGTCGTAACGCCTGCACTGATCTTGTTCACTGCAAACACAGCATCAGCAGTCGTCTTCGTTGCGTCGTACACCACGCTACCAGCCAAGCTAGCAGGCACAGTCACACCCTGTGGCAGTGGCACGTTGACTTGCATGGCAGCAGTTGGCTTACCAACGAACGGGAACGCAATCGGCACCTGTCGTGTCTCACTACCAGAACTCGCTACCCACTTGTCACCATCCCACGTATACCGTGCACCGTTCGGTCCATTGACGACCTGACCGATGGTTGGTGTGTTGGGGAAGTCGAATGCCATGGGTTACCTCAGAGGTCCGCCGAGTAGTCGATTGTTGCACCACTTCCGCTTGCCTGCACAGGGACGCAGGTCCACGGAGCGTTAGTGCTTCCGCTGGGCGCAGCAACGTGCATCCATGCAGTATCCGCGCTCGATCCTGTCGATATGCCGCTCGCAGCCATCCCAGCCACAAAGAAGCTCCCGACCGCAGACGTTGTGATGGTTGGCGCGGCACGCTTGGTCACCTTGAATGGCAGCATAACGAAATAAGCGGTCGGTGGATTGAAGTTTGTCTGCGTCGTGCCGACACCAATAGCTTCATTGGCAGCCAGTGCCCGACGTTCGAAGAACCGCTGGCAGTGTTGCAGATCATCGGCATACTCTATCTTCTCCAACGGCGAGGCAACGCTGCCGATCTCTAGCTGGACGCCCCAGAGACCAAGTGTGTAGCTCTGCACACCGATACCGCCAGCATCGGCATTGTTCGTTGCACCGGAACTCATCCAAAGTTGGACGGCAGTAAAACTGGTGTTCGGTGTCGTGCCAAACGTCTTGCCTGCAATACTCGGTATGTTCCAGGTCGTTGTGTAGCGCACCCATCCGGCTGCGAGCGTGACAGCCTGCGCAGTCAGCTTAACTATCGCGGACGGTGAACCGCCTGTGCCAAAGTTCTGGTAGAGATCAATGCCAAGCTTTGATGTGGCGGGGCCGGAAATCACTCGTGCCCAGAAAGTCAGGGTAACCGTCTTACCAGACAGTCTACGCACATCCTCGATGTGATGCTCGCCAGGGATTACATAGTCACCTGCACCAGACGTTCCTGCGCCAACGCAGGTGAAGATGTTGCTTACTGCTTCATCACTGATGCTGCTGCGATCATAGTCCCCTGCTGCCGTTTGACTGACCGAAACCGTCCCGCCACCAACAGCGCAGGTCCAACGGTCCAGCGTATAACCGCTCGTGGTAAACGGCCCACCACCACGCTGCGCGACGTTGAACAGACCATTGTGGACAAGATTGCGACCAACGTTAGCCTGCACCATCGACAACGGTGCATACGTGTCGAACGGCAACGGCGTGTTCGTGGCAGGCACCCACTGTGGACTACCAGTCGGGTCCTGGTAATTCACATACAGTTGCAGGTCTGCACTGCTGAACCACATACCACCACTGACAGGCACAGGTGGCGTATCAGACACAACCAGTGACGCACTACCAACCGTCACCCGGTTGTCCACGTACTGCTTGGTCGCAGCCTGTAACGGCAACGCAGGATCGAACGCAAGTGTCAGCACACCTGTCAGCGTGCCACCAGTCAGTGGCAAGTACGCGCCAACAACGATGTTGTCGTCCACGTACTTCTTCGTCACCGCCATCATGTCGCTGGTCGGTGGCCCATACAGCAACAGGTCACCTTCCATCGTACCACCACCGATTGGCAAGTACGTACCCGGTGAGATACCAGCGATGCTCGTGTCCACATACTGCTTAGTAGCAGCATGGAAGATGTCAATCGGGTCCTGTGCCAACGTCAGCATGCCAGCCATCGTGTCGCCTTCACGACTGACACGCTCACTGAATGCTTGGTTCAGCTTGTCTGCACGCAGTGGGTCTTCGCCACGATAGAACGTCGTCGTCGTCATGCCAGTGGGTCCGAGTCCAGCACGAAGTAAGTGAAGTCGCCCATTGATCCGTCCACGTTTGCACTCGGGAACCGTGGATCGAGCAACAACGGCTGTTGTGCCATTGCAGCAGTCAACCGACGCCTACGCGCAGTGGCAAGCATCTGGAACTTGTTCACCTGCGCAGGCACCGTTCCGTCATCCACGCAGTACGCCCACGCTGCATCGTACTGAAGCAGCAGGTTGTCCACATACACCGTCGTGTCATCTGACAGTGGCAGTGGCGTGCTCTGCCTCGCATGCACAGTCACAGACAGCGTGGTGGGCGGTATGACCTTGAATGGCCTGTGGGGCACTGTGTAGTCAGGCGTCACGAACAACCGACTGCTGCTACCAGTGCTGACAATCCCATCCGGGTTCATCGACTGTGGGAACTCGACAAGCTGTCGATTGCTACCAGCAGGGAACACCGCACGGATGTCCTCGTACTCGTCGATGTAGCTGATCGGTCCCTTTAGGTCAGCAGTCAGCAGACCAGTCGCACCATCGACACCAACGGTCTGCCACAGCATATACCGTGGCCACCACAACTCATCGACTTCTAGCTGGTACGCATCCTGCACGTACTGACGTATGCGCCCCGACGCGTAAATCTGCGTCGCCACACCGGGCACTTGTGATAACTCAGTGATGACTGCGTTTACGATGTCCCTGACAAGGGTGCCTGCCATACAGCCCTCCTGCTAGACAGGCGGCGCGCTTGGGACGACGCACCGCCTGCCAGTTCATCACTACGCACGTTGTAGGGACTACGCTGCGAAGTGACGAATGCCGTGCAGACCACCGTTGTTGGCCGTGTTCACATCGTTGGCGAAGCTGAACGCTGCACTGATGATGTTCGTGCCATTCAGTGCCGTGGTCGGCGTATACACACCACGTGGATCAGCAGTGCTTGCAGTCTGCGGATCAGTCAGTGCAGGAGCAATCAGTGTACCAGCAGCAGCCGCAACACCGTTCGCCACTTCCCACTCAGCCCTCAGTGCCTTGTATGGCAAACCAAGACTAGCACCAGTGCCGATGTTGATCGTGGTCGCTGCCGTTGTCGTGTTGATCACCAGTGTCTGGAACGCCTTGAACGCTTTCTTACCAGCCACAGGTGTTGCACCATTCAGTGTGAAGTCCTCATTGATCGGTTGACCGAGGTAGTCCCACCCCTTCACCGTCAACGTGGATGTCGCTGCACCACTGGCCACAACCGAGATCGTGCGTCCATACGTCTCGACAATCGGTGTAGCACCAGTCAGGTCCACACTCAGTGCAACTGCAATGCTCTGCGCATTCACAATCGCAGTGGCATTAGCCGCAGCAGGTGCACCGAAGCTCACACGCGTGACACCGTTCCAGTTCACATCCGAGCTATACATCATCGCTGGGACGTAATTGTTGATCCGACGCGGGAAGAACGTCGGGTTGGTCATTACATTGGGCATTACTCAATGTCTCCTTCTAGTGTGGCAAGCCCACCTGTGGCCCTCGGTCGGTTGTGTTGCTTACGCTCCACAATCTCCTTCGGTGACAGACTGTACGTCTCAGGCACAATCTCACCGCTGTTCATGTCCACCATGTGTGGCCTGCTCAACACACCAATCCTCTGCAACTGCTCAGTGTCATCCGCAGCCACAAACATGCTGTGCCCTTGTGGGAAGTAGATCATGTAGCCGTCAGTGAACTCTTCCTGCTTAGGCACCAACCTGCGTGCAATGATCTGCTTGTTCTTGAGCGGACCAACGTCACGCACTTCTTCCTCGATGTGCACCACAGTGCGGATGAACCGACCAGTCACCTTCTCGGCTTGGAACGCAGGCTTGAAGTCAATCGTGCCGCTCACGGTGTGTCACCATCAGCATCAATGCCATCGTCATGCTCAGACGTGTCAACACGTGTTGACTGGTTTCGCTCCTCATCCGTAGGCTGCACGTCAGTTTCTTCCTCCTCCTGCGTACGACCAACATTGGTCACACGCGGCTCAGTCGGTGCAGTCTGTGGATACACCTTCTCATCAGTGAGTGGCTCGGCACCCGGCTCGTTCGTCTTCTCTACTTGTTGGCGCTCTTCTTCCTCACGTCGGACACGCTCTTCCTCTTCACGACGTTGGCGGTCTTCTTCACTCTCGTTCGAGTAACTCATGACACCCTCATCAGCTTGTGCAGCGGGGATCTAAATTCTGTGGACGCCAGTACACCGGTGTGGTGACGGGCGTCGTCTGAATTGGCGGTGGCTTTGCAGGTGCGGCTGGCATCAGTTCGTCAACACTGCATGAGTTCTAAACGCACGCCACATGCACCACTGGCCCTGCCACACCACACGACTACCCACCGCATCGACGTTCCACGGGGCCACCAACTCCTTGACCTTCATGTTCACGCCACGCAGCATGTGCAGTCGCAGGAACTCATCATTGATGAAGTACGCATACGACACCGGGCAGTCTTCGTCATACATCAGTGGGATGTTGTTATGCAGGCAGCCCTCGAACCCCAAATCAAACATGCGCTTACCAGCACGTCCCTCACTCAGCGGCAACGTGAGCTTGTCACGCACAGCCTGCCGATACATGCGGTAGATGTTGCGTCCAACCAGGATCACTGTGGGCTTGTCACCCTTCAGTGTCAGGTCCATCAGCACATCATCGAACACCTCCTCGATGTTCGTGCTGTCCATACCACCAGCAAAGATGTATGCACTCGTGCGCCACTGCGGCTGCGTTGCACGGTTGATGCCACCAAGCGTGCCAGTCGTCGGGTTGGTCGGTATCACGCTACCAAGACCCAGTGGGTCCATACCACCACCAACCGCGTACAAGTACTGACTGAACTTGTCCTTGATGGACTCCTCAAGCACATTCATCTTCTCACGCATGAGCTTGAATATCTGCGCTGCGCCCTTGTTCTCATCCTGCTCCTGATCAGAGATGATCACTGATCCAGCAACTCGACTGTAACCGTATTCAACGGTGTCGAACTCATCCGTCTGGTTAACCGGCAGCGGCGTATAATAGCTGTAGCTGGTAACGTTCGGATTGCGTCCAACAGTGAGTGGATTGGTGATGTTGTATCCACCGTCTTCGTATTCCACTCGATCGTTAGCGAATACCCATGCCATGAGTGCATTGGATTTGATACTCGCCATAACCAACTTGCGTCGGCTCTTCGTCATTGTGCTGTGCAGTACGTCTGCTACAGCGGGGATAATTGTTCCAACAGGCATTGCCTACTCCTAGTTCAACTGGACACCATGATCTTGCATCGCCTGACGAATGATGTCGCCCCACGATGCGTTTTCACTCATCGGTGCGTTGTTGCCGACAGGTGCGGCACCATTACCCGATGCACTTCTGCGTCCTGGTATCTGACGCGGCTGTGGTTCCGGCTGCTGGGAGTTAGGCTGCTGTGGCTGACCCAACTGCTGTTTTAGCGGTCGGGACCAGTCAAGTCCGTTAGCATGTGCCCAACGTATCATCTTCGTATAGGCTGCATGCAAACTCAAGTCAGGCTGAGCCTGCAACATCTCGGTCAGCACGTCAAGGTTTGCGTTGCCTTCGGGGTTCTCAGCCAGGAAACCCTGTAACTCCCGTTCGGCCTGTTGACGCAACTGCACCTGCTGCTGATTACGCTGCTGCTCCTGTGTCAGCGGTTGCAGCTTGTTGTCGATCATGCGGCTGATCGCATTCAGGTCCATGCCAGGGTTGACACCCTCTTGCAGGAACGGGATGGGATAGCCTTTGCTCTTCACCTCTTCGACCAACATACCAAGTGTACGCACGGGATCACGCAGGAAGTCGCTCATCACCCGTATCGCAACCATGTGGTCCTCAGGACTGATGTTCAGCCGTGTGGCTTCCTGCATCACCTGATTGCCACTCTGCACTTGCCGCTGCACAGCACCTAACTGCTGCTTCAACTGGTTGTTCTCGCGTGCGTGCCGCTGACCTTCCTCAAACACACGCCGCTCGATACCACCCTTGGCAACCGTGCGTCCCGTTACCGGATCAACTAGATCACGGGTACTACCATCACCTGGGACTTCGACCAACCCGTCGTGCCGTCGCTGCACTTGTTGTGCAGATCGGTCATCTCCGCTGCCTGTGCCACCAGTTTGAGTAGGCGGCGCTGATGATCGTCCATCGCCACCACCTTCACTGCCCGACGCAGGCGTTGACGACGTGCCTTGTGTATCGCTGCCACCTTCAACTTGGCCATCATCGCCTCCATCCGCGAAGTCAGGGATGTTCTTCAGTATGCTGTCTTCAGTTGTGCCACTCATGCTGCTTGTTGCGGCTTACCACCGCCCCCCTGCGTTGCTGCCAACATCTGTTGGAAGATTTGTGCCGGTGGCACGCCCTGAGCTAGTGCCTGCCCAATCGCTTGCAACACAGGCGGTGGTAGCTGTTGCAGTGCTTGGACGACCATAGCGGCTACCTGCATGCCACCGGCACCTGACTGCGTTTGCTGCGCAGCCTCTGCACCACCGGGTTGTCCTTGCGGTGCATTACCAGTGCCGCCCATACCGGGTGCACCACCCTGACCAGCAACAAGCGTCTGTTGCACCTCAGCGGCGATTGCGTCCCAATCCTCCTTGCTGACAGTGAAGTCATCGAACGCTTTGCTCATCATACTGAGCGTGACCTTCAACGCAGCAGCCGGTGCAGCACGCACATACTGCGCCAACACCTGACCGATCTGTATCGCCTCCTGCTTCTTCTGCTGCGTGGTCAACTTCTGCGTACTGCCACCAACCACAGTGATGCTCATGGCAGCAAGATCACGCAGGTTGTCCAACGGTCGCCAGAACGGCGTCACATCCAAGCCCGTCAAGTCGTTGACCGTCTGCGCATCCATGAACCGCAAGCACAACTGCGCCAACTTCCAACCAACATCACCGAGTGCGTCCTCAATCGCGTCCAGACGCATGTCCATACGCATGTTGCCCATCGTGCTGTAGTAATCAATCGCACGGTTGGTCGTGTTCGTCTTGAACTCACCACCACGTTCCGCCTCGCTCGTAGCAGCGATGCGGTCGATGCTCATGTACAAGTCCTTCTTGTCGAACAACTGAGTGAACGCCATGCTCGGTGGCGGTATGCTGAAGATCGCATCCTCATGCTTCATGCCCTCAGGCAACGTAAGCGGTGTAGCGACAGCCTCCGGTCCCTTCAGTATCCGATCAGCATGCTCCTGCGTCATACCGGTGTTCGGGTTGTAGAAGATATTCCTGCGTGCCCACAACAACGCCCTGCGACGCTCATCATTGATCTCGTTGATCTGGTCCTGCTGGTCGAGGTAGTAACTCACCTCACCCTTGGCATACATTGCCACTGGGTTGTCATGGAACCACATGGGTGTCAGTGGGAAGAAGCCCTGCAACTGGTATGGATCGTCCCACACCCAGATCGGCCACTTCCAGTCATTGTCTGCGTACAGCTCCAACCGGCGCGTCACCTTGTCCCACACGTACCAGACCTTCGTGCGCTGCGCCTTCTCATACGTGTCCTTGTCATCGAAGCCATACGCGCTGTAGCTGGCATCAGTCTTGTCGAACAGCGTGAAGTCATCCTCACCGTTGTCACCAGACGTGCCACCATTCATGATGTGCGTCGGCTCGAAGATCGAACGGAACTCCTCCTTCTCCTCATCCTCAGTCGCAAACACTGCGTTGATGTACTGCGTAGGCAGAAAATCTTCGATCATGATCCAGTTGGCGTCCGTGAGGTAAGGATCAGAACTATCCCAATCAACCAATACCTTATTAGGCAAACGGACGCGCACAAACGGTCCGCTCGGTTGGAGAAACTCGACCTTCTCTTCCAACGCAACCAACTTCTGCTCAATCTCTCTGATCTCCTCAGCATCCTTCGCCTCTGCAAGCTCCTGCGACAGCGTGACCAGATCGTTCACTGCCTGCTCGCTGCTCTTGTCCTTCTTCGTGTAACCAACCTCGAACCACGCCCTGTTCATCAACAATGCAACCAACACGTTGCGCTTGGCCTTGGGCTTGATGTTCACACCGGGCGGGTGCTTCATACTGAACAGTGTATCAACCAGTCGCTGCACTGCTCTTGTGAGATCGTCACCCACTTGGTCAATCGGTGCCTCAGCACGAGGCTCCAAGCTAACCGATACGATCGGGTTCTTAGCGTACAGTTCGGGGACCTGAGCGTTAACATTGCTGAATATGACGTTCTCAGTGGACGACGCCATCTCGTTGAGGCGTCGTGCAACTCGACGGTTGCCAGCCACGTCTGGGTTCTGTTGTCCGTCACGGTGACTGGCCTGATCGTGGTTGTAATAGCGAGTTGCCTCGTCCCACGCATCGACCAAATCCTGCATCTGCTTCTTAGCCGTATCTCGTCTTGATCGCCATATTCCACCGCGCTTACTAGACACAGGAATGCGGCTGTCCGGCATAGCCTTGTAGACAGCGGCGGCCTCCGGTTGCTCCGGCAAACCCACACCGGCCTGTGCCAACGACTGCTCAAGCGGATCACCACTGTCCGCGAACTCAGGTACGGGATCATCAGGATACGTGCCGCTCATTGATCAGAACCTCCCACTGAACAGCAGCACCAACAGGATGATCACCACGATGACACCAATGCCACCGAACCCATACGGTCCATAGTGACCACTGTGGTATCCGTAGTAGCCACCACCGAAGCCAAACACCACAAGCAGGATGATAACCAGTAGCAGGATCAGGCTCATTTGTGCCTCGCCATCTTGCCTTGCCGTTGCATGCGTTCGATCTCATGCCACGCCAACCACGCAGGCGGTGCATTCGGCTTACCGACGTAGCGTGCCAACCGTGGCCGCTGACTCATCGCATACTTCCACATGTCCATCGCGTGGTCGTTGCGATCCACAGGCTTGTCAGTCGTGTCGTCACTGCCGTCACGCTTGAAGTAGTACTCAACGATCTCGTCCACGAACCACTGACACCGGTCACTGACATAGAAGTGCGGCGCATACCGCAGACCAGTGATCGGGTGCTCATGCTGCATCATCGGTGCGAGGTACTGCCAGTTCTTGGCAATGCCACTACTGATATCGTTGTTGCCCCGCTGCGTGCTGATGCCTTCTTCCTGAAACAGCGTGGCTACGGTCTCGCCCACCGAATGTCCACTACCTGTCTTGCGTCGGAATATGTCGGGGTCAGCGTAGATCGGTCGTAGCTCGTCACCCTCTCCGCAATGCTCAGCACGTATTGTATGTATACGCCGCGCCGCATCTGCGACGGTAAGCTCTGCAACACGGAACCCATCGAGCAGAAACACATTGGAGTCGTCGTCAACGTAAAAGAGTCCATAACAACTGTGCCTTGACAGTCCGTGGTCGTATCCTTCCACGAACACAGGCTGAAAGCCGGACAACCGCAGTTGCCGCAGGTGTGTCCGTGCATCTTCATGCGCCACGACATGGACCGCTTCATCGAATTGGGGATAAATAAGTCCAGACAACGCACCCCATCGTCCGTAGACGAACCGTTCCCGCATAGAGCCAGTGTAAGTTGCAAGCATTCCTCGGATGTAATCGACTCCAACGTTGTCAACATTCTCGTACGTGCTCCCCTCGAACAACTCGATCAGCGGCTTGGGCTTGCCGTCCACCAACACAGGCTTGCCCTCATCATCCACTTCACACAGCAGCTTCTCACTGATCACACCGCGCTGATGGAAGTCATGCAGTGGCTTGACGATCTCTCGGTAACACCAGTTGCGTGTCGGGTTGAGCGTCGCCATGAACCATCGTGGTCCAACACGCGGCATCTTCGGGTCATCACCGACATACTCAGTGTTGCCACGCAGTCGTCCCATCAGGTCCATGAAGTCCTTATGACTAAACTCGGGGTCCTCCAACTGATCAACCACGATCCAGTCGTACGTTGCAGACAACAGGTTGCTCTTGCTCTCCTCCGTCTCCTTGCCACGCTGTGCCACATACCGGAAGTTCACTGTGCTGCCGTTCTTCAGTACCAGCGTGTTCTCATCACGACTCGGCATGCGCTTGATCCACGGTGCAGGACACCACTGCAAGAACTCACGCCTGATCGTGTCATTCAACTTAGGATACGTGCTACGTGCAATCAGTCCATTGCAGCCAGGATAGTCCTTAGCCAACCGTAGAGCCTTGATACAAGCCGCCGCAGTCTTGCCGTTACCGAACCCACCACCGATGAACTGCACTTTTGCAACCGACTGATGAAATCGGTCATGCATGCCACCTTCGACGATCTTGTACCGCTTACTCATCAGTTGTCTTTGCCAAGCAGCATGGTCGATGCAGCCGTGGCAGTGACAGCAGTGGCACCGGGTGGGATGGCAACCACACTGTCAGTGCTGACAGGGATGACCAACACCACACCGTTGTCCCACGTATACGTCGTACCACCAGGCACACGTGCATGCGAGTACATCGTCCTGTTGCCGTGCACACCACTCACATCAACAGCAGCAGGCAACGCCACCTTCACACCCGCACCAAGCGTCAACGCCTGTCCAGCAACGAACGCCATCACACCTCTCCCATGTCAATGGTCGGCACCTCAGCCATGTCACGCTTTACAATCTCGATAACCAGACCACCATCCATTCGATGGCGATGCTCCACCACATCAGCAGCCCGATGACCACTGCGGTCCAGAATGTCACGAGCGGCAGCGATCCTATCGCCGCGCGTCCCCTCGTTGAGCGCAGCAACCATAACCTGCGCCGCATCATGCGCCTTGCGTTGTAACAGGTCTCGTACAACACCCGTCTCAGCATCGAGTACACTCCGCACAACGGCGTCGTGCATCTGTGTGAACGGGTCAGACACCTTGATGCGACCGATCTGGTCAACACTTAGGCCAGTAGCGATTGCAATCTCATCATCAGCCAACCCGAACAGCGTGTAACTCAGCACGACACCCACTGCATTCATCGTGCGTGGGACTTCGGGTAACTCACTCAGCTTCCTACGTGTCTGCGTGACGATCCGCTGTGCCTCTCGTTGCGTCGGCACTTCGATGAACTCATCCTCACGTCCATCACGCAACACACGTCCACCAGGATACACAAGTCTCCCATCCGCTAACCGAAGCGGCTCACCAGGTTCAGCCAACGACATGTCACGGTGCCCTCAACCGCATACGACCACTTCGTCCAGCACGAGAAGCACGCATATTCTCCATAGCTGCACGCTGCGAATCAGTTGGTGGTGTCAACTGACCACGCTGACCACGATTGAACGGCAGCGGCGCGTTCTCCACAGGTGTGCTCGGTCCAGGACGGTAGTTGCCAACTGCATCACTGGTGACACGCGGCATGTCGCCTGTGTAAGTCGGTTCAGCAGGCACAGCCTTCGACAGTGCACTCTCAAGCGGTGCTTGACGCGGTGGTTCCAACTGCGTGTAGTCAACAATGCCACCCTGCTCAGGTGGAACAAGCGGTGGTTGACCAGCACCGGGCGTAGCTGGAGGCGCATTGGCAGTCGGCGGCGGTGTGAACAGCCCAGCAGGGTTTTGCGTAGGCACACTTGCACCGGGCATGCCACTACCGCGCATACCAAACAACGCAGCAGGCAACAGACCACCAAGTCCGATAGCAGACGCAATCTCACCTACACTCGGTCCACCACTCACACTGACATCAGGCGTGCGTGGATCACCACTCGGTGGCGGCGCACTGGTTGTCGGCTGACCACCACCAGTCGGTGGCACAGGTGGCACAGGCAACTGTTGACCACCACCACCACTTGGAGCGCCAACACGTGTTGACTGAGTTGCAGGTGCGCTGTCCTCAGGCATTGCATTACGCAGACCAGGAATGGTGCCCGGCTCACGCGCGTTCTGCTCAATCGCACGACGGATGTTCTCTGCACTCGGTGGGATACCCTGCGAGTTGAAGTAGCGCATGAGCAGCGTCATCGGTGAGTACTGTGCACTGCCTTCAATCGCACCATTGGTAACTACGTCATCAGTAGCCTGGACCGGCATTGGCTTGCCTCCGTGCAAGGATTGCGTGTGCGATACCAGCAGCCGCATTCACATGGTGTGCATCAGGTGGACCACCTCCACCACCCATCGGTGGCTGCATCGGTTGCGGTGGCGGACCTTGATCCTGCGGTGTCGGTGCAGGCCGTTGCGGTGCAGGTTGCTTAGGCTTACCACCACCTGCCTGAAACGGACGTGGCTTACCAGTGCCAGGAGCCTTCCTCGGCACAGCACTACCCTGCATCGAGGACTTGATCTCACTGTCAAACTTGCCTGCCATCAGTAAGTCACCTTCCCACCACCACCGTTACCACTGAGATCGGCAGGATACGTGGACGGATACACAACACGGTCCAACAGACCAAGTATTGCAGTGCGATCAGCGGCAGTCGTTACTCGGTTGACGAGGTTGATGGTTTCAATCGGCACCACACCACCGGGGGCACCCTGCACATGTTGTACCTGTGCCTTCGTTGCAGTAGCCGTCCCACCAGCAGCCGCACCAGTGAGTGCGCGCCACAACGCACGCAGCACTTTGGCACTACCACCAGCCTGTAACAGCTTGGCCATCGCATCATCGGACTGATTGATGCCGTTCTTGTACACATACCCAACAGTCGCAGGCTGATTGGCGTCACCACTGCCGAGCGTGTTCGAGTAACCAGTGAACGGGATTTGGGTCGAGCCGCTGAGGCTGTAATTGGCCATCGTGATCCTCCATCCTGACTAGGAGAGCATGCACGCTATACCCCACCACAGCAATCAGCAACCATAATCAGCAGACGTGGCGCATCTCCTGTTAGAAAACTGAACCGCCCCCCTATATGTATATATACGTAAGCAGTGCTACGATGCGTTGCGGGGTTGTTTTGTGTTGTGTCCAAGGTGCGCCACGCCCTCGCTGGCACACGTGAACACCCCCGTTTTGGATTTGGCATGGGGGAGTGGGGGGCGTATATACACACGCATGCATGTATACACACCACGTATGCACATACACATGCACATACACGCGTGTAGCCACACACTCGTATATACGTGCGTAGGTACACACACATGTATACACACACGTGAGTACACACAGCCGTATACACATGTGTATGCATATACAGCGTGTAGATACAGGCAACGAGGCGCGCGTGGATGTATGCAC